AGGCTCCTTAGTTATAGATGAACCATGTGACGACAACAGGTGTGACGAACCATGGGGGATCGTCGTATGGAACACCTTGTCTTACACTTTCTATTGTGATTGTAGTGGACGCGTGGGTTATATCAGTTGCAGCCTCGAATCGGTCCACCAAGGTATCTACAACTTCTTGGGAAGCACCGGGTCCAGAGTTTTCTGGAGAGTGAATAAGGAAGGTGCAAAGTCCCCTGTAGTGCTGTCTGGGGTTAGTCGCTATGATAGCGATTTCACGGAAGTTTGGTTGGAACTGGAACTTGATGAAAGGGGTTCCCGTGGTTGGTTTGTAGTCTAGGTTTTGCCAAGCCACAGCGGGGATGCCAGAGGTCCCATTAAGGTGAGTCTCAAGCGCTGCACGAATTTCGGTATATATACTACTCATGGTTTAACTGCCGCCCATGCTGCTTTGACCCTAGACTTGTGCATACTTGCTGCACCTCCGAATGGTGCATAGAGGCCCTCAACCTTAGCCGCATGAGGTGCTCCATTACCGAAGATCATCGTGGCTGAACCCCTAAGTCCTGCCACACCAGATTGCATCCTTTGCAATGCAATAGACTCATAAGGGCCTCTTGGTTGACGTCTTGGCCTGCCATGAGAGTCTGAACCATAGCCACCGTAGGATGAACCGACATAGAAACTCTCCATGTAGGCACCAGTATCAACAGGAGAGAGGCTAACAAGGTCTTCAGCCATCATGTTGCCATAGACTTGGCCAAACTCTTCCAGAGATTCTGTAATCCTCTTGAACTTACCGTCCAGACCCCTGTTTACCCTGACCTGAACCATTACTCCCTCACCTGACACATGTAACAAACAGCCGACATACCAGACATGATCTTGGCTACAGAAACAACAGAAACCTTGTCACCTTCACCAGAGAGTTGGTCTCCCGGCTCAGGTTCTGGGATGGAAGACCCTACGGTATCAACCAAAGGCATTACTGCCCTACGGTCCCCTGATTGGATGTTCATACCATCTACATCTCGGAGGTTATAATTGTAGAAGTAGACTTGGACAGTGTAGTCCGTATCAGAACCACTTACAGTCCCGGTCTCAGGGTCATAGGTCGGGTTTCCCTTGACGGTATAGGTCAGGGGCTTGCCATGAGTATCAATAAGATACTTGAGGTCCTGAGAGCGGAACACTATTATTCATCCTCGTATGCAGAGAGGTATTCTTCACCCGGATGACGGAAACGGTCCCTACGGAAAGCAGGGGTTATACGGTCACTATCATCCCTTACGGTATTAACATCCGAAACACGAATACCGCCGTAAGAAACCCCGAGTGCGCCACCACTGAATCTCTGAGCATCCTGCTTAAGTTGGACACTGAGGAGACGATACTGTTTAGCAAGGTCGGAATATTCAGCACTGAGAGCACCATCTAGTTTTGTAGTTACCTTACGAGAGAATTTAGCAGCCAAAGTTCCGGCTACAAAAGAAGCAGCGTAATAAGGGTTGTCACCAGACTGAGAGAGGGCGAAAGTAACCTCTTCGTCTTGTACCAACTGATCATTGGTATCGGTGTCACCTACAAGGAAACGGACAGTATTGAGCCGCTCACTCGCGGTAGAGGTCCCAAGTCCAGCAGCATTATACGTCCACATAGATCAACTCTCCTGAGGCTGTTCTTTCGGTTCTTCCTCGACCACCTTGGGAATATACATATCCCTAATGGACAGAAAGTAGTCGTTCATGTAAGGGTTTTTTGCAAGGAACTGTCGGATGAAGCGACGTTGGGTATCCTTGACAACGGACATTCTACAACGCTTCCTCTTGAACTCTTCCTCGGTAGCACAGTGGTTCTTCTTGAGTTCGGTGTTGAGCATCTGTGCCAGTTTCTTCATGGCGTCCTGACTCATCTCTCCCAGCCGATCACCCTTACCATCATTCTGTGCCAACTGTGCATTATGATAAACCAGTTTTTGACGGTAGAGTTGAGCAATCCTGTGCGGTTCGACTTGCATCTCTGACCAAGGAAAGTAGTCACCCCTTTTAAATACCTTGTTCCTCATGTTAATCATGGGGGCCTTGACGTAAAGGGGCCAGTCAATTTGCCACCCAAGGTATTCGGGATGGGCTTCAATCATATCAGCGCGAGACTTGTGCATAGTAACCTCGTATGTTTCATTGATGTTGGTGTTGGCAGGTTGGTCCTGCGAAGGGAGGAGCCAGACTATTGTGCCCAGCCCCTCCTTAGTCTAAATTACGACAGGATCGTATTCCTTAGTCTAAATTACGACAGGATCGTATTGAAGAAGACGCCCATTTCCGAACCCACAACTTTCATGTCATAGGCTTGGATAACTTGGATTTCTTCAGCGATGCCGTTACGGGCAAGTTCGTCATTCGAGAACGACAGAACATTAACACCATAACCCGAGGAGTTCTCCAGAGCATCCCACACAAAGTTATAACCAGCAGCAGGAACCATCAGGCCGGGAGCGACCGGACGATAGTAAAGTGCGGCTTTCTTCGTTGCGACATACGCATTGGACTCGGTTGCACCTTCAGCAGCAGTGTTTTCAACTGCACGGGTGACGAGATACTCATCAACACCAAAGATACGGGCCAGCATCTGTTCATCTGCAAGAGCAGGAGAACCAGTGGTTGCACCACCGTTGATACGAGCCAGGATGTCCGGGTGATCACACAGAACATCGTGGACGTCATTCGTAACAACCATGATATTCGGCATAAAGCCACCGGAGGCCAGATGTGCAGCCCGCTTGGCGTTACGGACGTCTACAATCGGGGTCGAGTTCGTGTAGTCATCCCACTGAGTAACCTCAGAGTCAAGGTTGTTATCAGCGTTAGCAACACCATCATATTCCGTATCCCAGATGTTCGTTGCGAAATAGTTCGACATCCAGTCCTTTTCACGGTCGATCATGTTCAGCATCTGAAGCATGTTGGACGCACCAGAACGAAGCTGGAGAGCCGTATCTTCGTTTGCAAGGGTCTGGAAGTCAAACGCATGTGCAAGACCATAGACGTTCACCGAGTAGGTGTCCGTCGAGAGGGACATGCCCACACGCTCAGGAGCAACACCGGGGGCAAGTTGTTTACGCTCACCACTACGGTTAAAGTTTTCCCGATCATAGATGTAGTATTTGTTGCTCATCTTATCGACAGGAACGTTCGGGAAGACACGATCTGCGATGAAGTTGGATTGGTCTTGCGTATAAGCAACGGTGAGGTTCGTAAGGGGGACGTCCAGATGCACGTCACCGGGAGTAAGCATAGGCATTAGTCTATTCCTTTCTTATGCTTTAGGC